TTGAAATCGAAATCGCCGCACTTGCAAACGCTTTTAGCGAAACCGTTTTGTCCGAATCGGACGTGTTCTTGACGTTGGGTGACTTCTTTTGGAGTATTGGCTCCGGGCGCTGTGCTTTTGCCGCATATAAGCGTGCAAAGAAACTTGCCCCGTTGCCCGATGGTGTCGCCGCAAGATTGCAGGCACTTCAAAAAAGCCCGCTCCGCAACAAAATGTTTGTTATTACGGGCGACTTGTCCCGAATGGAACGGGCGGAAGCACTTTTCGAGATTCGCAAGCGTGGCGGTCTAACGTCGGACAGTCCCGTAAACACGATGAATTATCTTGTTTTGGGAAGTCAGGAATGGTCCGAAATGAACGGCGGTATTGCTTCCCGTAAGGTACAGAAAGCCGCAGAATTGCAGAAAAAGGGCAAGCCTGTTCAAATTATTTCGGAAGAAGAATTCTATTCGATGCTTGATGCCACTGTATAAAATCAACCCAACGTGCGGGGCCGCTTAAACGGTCCCGCTTTTATTTGCTCCGATTTTCTCTTGTGGCGGCGTTGATGTCCTCAATCCACGCCGTAATTTCCGTCATGTTCATATCAAGCCAGAACGGGACGGGCGTATATGTTGCCTGCGCCAGCTTGAAGCACTCCCGCCGCCACCACTTCGCCGGGCTTTTTAATAGCCCGTGTCGATTAAAAAACTCCTTGCCGCGTTGGTGATGCGGTTAAAGTCCTTGATAGGCATAGCGTCGAGAACGTCGCTACCAATGCCCGCGGCCTTTGCCGCCATTTTCGCCTGAAAACTCCGGGACACTTCCGGCGCAAGGCAGTATTCATTGTTCATCTGCATTTCGGTTTCGATAGAAACCATGTCGCGGCCCGTCATTTTCTCGAAATCGAACGTCAGGGTCGTATAGGTTTCGCCTGCGTACTCGAAAGGCTTCTTGAACGTGTGCGTATAAACGCCTGCGTCAGCCTGTACGGGTTCGTTTACGGCTTCCGCGGTCATATCATGGGTGACAGCTTCCGCCGCGCCTGCGGCGTTCTGTGCACTCTCTGCGGCGGTGTTTTTGATGTTCTCACTCATTGTCAATTCCTCCGATTTAGAAATTCATATTTTCAGATACAGAAAAGGGCATAATAAAACCCAGCGGGAAGCCCCGCCGGGTTTTACTTGCCAAGTGCCTTTCGCACGTCTTCGAGGTAATCAACGCCGTTGACGTAGTAGATAAAGTTCAGAATGTCGATTTCCAGAACCTTTTTACCGTCGATGTACGTTGCGTAGTAGGTCACGGGATATTCGCCGGACGCTTCCGCGGAAGATGCCGGGGCCAGCTTGCCGGGGGCAAACTTTTTCGGATTGACGACAAGGACGTGCTTCACGGCCTGTTGGACATAGCGGCCCGTGCTGTTATCCCAAGACTGCTGGGCCGCCCGCAAATCAAGCTGGTGCTTGCGCGGCTCTGCCAGCTTGATAGCGTCCGTAGTGACGGAACGGAAATTCAGGGTCAGGGACATAGCTTCAAGGTGTCCGACAAACGTTCCGTCGAACGTACCTGCGATGCCCGCGCCCTTGACCTCTTCCGAAATCTGCGTGATTTCAGGAAGTGTGACTTCTGCCATGCCGTAATATTCGGTCGCGTCCTCATATACGGCAAAGTTGGTTACGCCGTTTTCAATTTTCATTGTTCTTTACCTCCTTACGCCGACAGCGCCGCAGTCACATAGTCCGCGTCGTATTCAAGGACGAATTCGCATTCCCTCATGGGGCTTGCGGGGGTCATGTAGATATGGAAAACAGCCTTGCCCGCCATAAGCGCGGTCGTGCTGTTCTCTTCGTCCAGAAACTCCACGCGTGCGCCCAACAGCTTTTCTTCCGAAACAAGGCCGTTCAGCCAAATGTTTACGGAATCAACGATACTGTCGATAAGGCGGCGCGTCATTTTCTTGTCGATCTTGCTCCAATAAGTAAGAATGACAGAACGGGCTACCCAACCGAACATACGGGAAACGGAAATGAAGTAGTTCTTCACGTCCGTATCGGCGGGGAAACAGGCGGTTTCATCGCCCCACAGCACATAGCTTCCAATGAAGTTCAGCGCCGTAACGATACCGTTACTGTTCAGGTAGTTTGCCTGCGCGAGATCGAGAAGCACAGTCGTTCCGTCCGCAAGCATAGCGCGGTCGATCTGCAAGGACTTGTTCGACGGGCTTTCCGCCGGGCAACCGCCGTTGTCCGAATCGGTCTTTCCCATCAGGCCCGCGGCGTGGACGGACGCATGAAACGCACGGTCGCCCAGCCCGAACATAGGCCAGCAGAGAATTTCCGCCTTGCTGTTCATGTTCTGCGTTTTCTTCCATGCGGGAACGTCCGCATAGTGGCGAACGGTGTTTGTGTCCGCGTCGATCAGGGCTTTTGCACCCGTGAACACGGTGTTGATTGCGTCCGCCTTTGCAGTCATAACCGCCGCGACGTTGGATTTGTCGGACCAGCCGGGGGCAACGATAAGGTCGGGGACGATGCCGTATTTCGGAAAAACCTTGTCGATCAGTTCAAGACCGGAATACTTCTTCGTGCTGGTATCGAAACCGCCGATAATGTCGTTTTCGTTGATTTTGGAGGGGTCCACCGCGTCGAACGTGATTGTCAGTTCTCCCGTTTCAGCGGGAATACTGCCGCCGTCCAGAACTTCAAGAATCAGGTTTTCGCCCTCATAGAAAAGTTCATAGTCGGTCCCGGCGGTGTAGCTTGTCACCTTGACCGTGTTTTTCAGGGCTTCGAGGGGAAGCAGAACTTTTCCGTCTGCGACGGGGTAGTTCTGTTCTGCGACGCTCTTCTTGTGCTTCGCAGGGTCAAGCACGTTCACGAACACCACAGGGGCCACGCCGTACAGCTTGAACTGCGAATAGATAGCTTCGCAAATGGGGTACTTCTCCCAATCGTCGCTATACCCCAAAGCGGCGACGGCTTCCGCGTAAGACTGACACATGATAGGGTCGTTCGGTGCGCCGTCCACGGTATGACCGGGGGCCGCGCCGACGACGAACGCAATACCAGAATCAGCGGTTACAGGGGTAGAAATCGACGTGTCGTTCTGACGCGTCGAAACGCCGTGAAAATAGTTTGCCATCGTTTATACCTCCTTGTTTCCTCGCATTGTCGAAACAATGTCGTTGTAATACTTGTGCGCGATATTGCCGGGTGTCTTGACCTTTGCGGCAAATGTGGAAAGCCGCTCCACGGGAACGATCAGACGTTCCGCCTGCGGGTAGTCTTCCAGCACGTCCGCAAGGTAGGCTTTCACGTCCTCGAACGTACCGTTGAATACGGCGTGTTCTTTCAAGCGTCCGTGCGGGAGGGCGGGACCGGCATACACGAACAGGCCGTAGCCCTCCGGGGCGGCTTCCTGCGCGTCCTCCGCGGGCGGCTCTGTATCGCTGTCCTCGGTGGTGCTTTCCTCGCCGTCCTGCGGCCCCTGTGTTGCTTCGTCGCCCGCCGCCGTGTCGTTACCCTCCGGGGGCGTTTCTGTGCCGTCCTGCGGCTCCTGTGCGCCCTCTGCGGTGCGTTCCTGTTCCAGCCGTTTTAGAATGTCGTTTTTCTTCATGCTGTCGTCGGCTTCGATGCCGTGTTCCGCGGCAATTTCCAGCAGTTCGTTTTTGCTCATGCTGGACTTGAATTCTACTGCCATATCTGTTGAACCTCACTTTCGATAATCGGCATGGTCCATGTCGTCATCATTTCGCCCAAATAGTAAGGGGCTGTGCTGTCCGGGTACACAATCATTTCAAGCGGAGATTTCAAGACGAACTGCCCGCCGACAACGCCATCTTTCAGCAGGGCGACGCGAATTCGCGTCAGCAGATTCAAGACGCACATTGCGCCCTCGCTTTCGTCCTCCGAATAGGTGGCGGCGACGATACGCACGGTGCATTCGCTTTCCGGGTCCTGTCCCTGTTTCTGTGTGTCGGTGCTTTTGATGTACTGCAACAGCAGGTAGGGGACCCGCTCCGTTTGCGCGGTTTTGTTCGGCAGGCGCATTTTATAGACCTCCGCCGCGCGTTCCTTGTTCTCTCCGCTCTTGCGGTCCACCCGGACGGGTAAAAGAATGTCTTTTGTTTCTTGCTTCACAAACGCTTCCAGCGCGTCAAGCAGTTGTAAAGGTGTCATGCGTTCAACCTCCGTACCCGTTTAGAATGCGGGTGATTTCGTGTTCAACGCGCTTGTTGATGACCTCTTGTGCCTTTTCCTCCACGTCGGCAAGAACGATACTGTTTCCCGCCATCTGTGCCGTAGACGGCCCCATGAACTCGCTGATAGGCAGGCGCTTTGAACCGTCGCGCTCGAACATACCTGTATGTCCGCTTTGCATTCTCGCAATGAACGCGTCTTGAAACGGCGTGCGCCCGTTTCCGGCAAGCACCGCCGCCGACACGGTAGCCCGTTGGATAGGAATTGTCGGCGATACGTTGAAGCGGTATAGCGGTATCTTGTGGCCCGCAAACAGGACAGTTCCAACTATTCCGCCGTCGCTGGACTGTGTGCGGACCTTAATTGTCGTTTCCGCCCGGACGTTCTGCCGCGTGATTGCATAAACGGTCGTGATGCCCTTTAGGGTTTCAGAACGAACAGTGTTGTTCGCCCGGCGGATAGTGCTTGACAGCGCTTTTTCTATGCCGCCGGGAACACCCGATAAAATCAGGTTGACCCGCTCGATCTGTTCGGCTGTAATAGTAATCATTCGGTCAGCATCTCCAAATAAAGAACGATTTCCCCGGCTTCCGGGTGAACCTTTGTGATTTGGTAAATGTGGTCGCCGATTTCCATATTCAGGCCCTTTTGTGGAATTGTCTTCAACAGGGATAGCGGGACATATACAACAAGGTCAACAAGAACCAAGCCGTCTACATGGTCCGTAGACGGCTTTTTCCTATCCTGTGCGCCGCCGTCATCAATGATGACAGGGCCTTTGTAGCGCACCCCGTCAATCCAGAATTCCATAACGTCGGCGTGTTCGCGGGCGTTATGGAATACCGCTGTAAGGTCCCGTTCAACCTGCGCTTTGAAGTTCATTACAGGACCTTTGCAACGTACCAGCTATTGACCTCATGGGGAACGGTCAGCGGCTTACTGTTGACTTGCAGGAAGCGGCGGTCCGGGCGGCGCTCAACCCACGTCTGCGGCACACGGTCGCCCTCCACGGTAACAAACGTCTTACCCTCTTCGGGAATCATGGTGATTGCGCCGTAGTAGATGGAATACTCCGCTTCGGTAGACAGCAGGGCAAGCGTGCCGTCGGGAACAAGCGGCTTCTGCGTCGGAGCGTTGGGGTTGGTCCAGTTGTCCAGATACCACTCGTTATACTGGTAGATGTCAAGGCCCAGCTTGTGAATAGTGCCGATGTAGGTAAGGCCGTTCGGCAGTTCGCGGGGCTTGATGACTGCCAAATCATAGGCGCGAACGTCCAAAACGGACTTGACCTTTGCGTTGTTCACAAAAGCGTTCGCAACGTCCTTTGCCATGATGCAGATATTGCAGTTCACAAAGCCCTCTTTCTGGACGGCTTCGCGCCAGCGCTCCAAATCGCCCAGCGGGTCGGAAGTATCGGCGTTCCACTTCTTTTCGGCGCTGACGATAGTTTCCTTGTTGGTGAAGTCAAAGTCGATAACTTCGTTCAGGCCCTCACCGATAATGGGAATCTGCCCGGTGAAAATGGCGGTAGCCGCCATCCACTCTTCGCGGCGCACGATCATTTCGTTCAGTTCGCGCAGGTCGTCCGCCAGCTTCTCAACGGCACGCTCTGCGGGGGTTCTGCCGCTGTACGGGTTTTCACCCGCAGAACGGTTCAGCAGGTCGTCAACGGTGGTGATTTTGTCAGGGGCCAGCAGAACGGGGGTGTAAGTCTTCGTCTGGTAGCCGCTGTTCGGAACCACCTTGCCGCCTACTTTCGGGTGAACGAACGGTGCGAGGGCGCGGCTTCCTTTCTTGAAGTCAACGTCAACGCTCTTCGTGGGGAAAGTGCGGCGGTTCTTGAACAGGGTATCGCGGAAAAAGGTATGCACGGGGGGCATTCTGGTAATCAGCTTACCCAGCGTGCGCGGGGTGTAAATAGTTGTTTCGATAGCCATTTTCTCTTCGCTCCTTTACTTCAAAAAGATTCCGATATTGCGGAACGCCTTTGCCAGCGTATCGGCGGTCACGCCCTCCGGCAAGGTGATAGCGTCCGCGAAAAATTCGCCCGTCAGGTAGACGATGACTTCTTCCGTGGCTTCTGCGGCGGTTGCGGCGATGCCGTAAATGCCCGCCGTGGTGTTCTCATACTCGGACTTCGCCGGGGTGCTTGTGCCGCTCACGGCTTCGCTTGCGGCGACTTTTACAACGGGTTCAATGCCGTTGTCCGTCAGCTTGACGGGTTCGTACTGCTTGACGCTCTTCCCGGCGGCAACAGCCTTGACCGCCGTAACAACGGGGTATTCTCCGGCGAAAAACTTCACGGGTACGCTCTGGTCTTTCTGGATTTCGTACATGGTGTTTCCTCCTTTACTTCGTCGCGGGGAACAGCTTGTCAATGGCCTTGTCAACGTCATTGTCGCCGCCGTCATCGCCTGCGCCCTCATGTGCGCCCGCTCCAACGTCGCCCGCACCGCTCTTCTGCGCGTCGTCGTCGCGGTTCTTGATGTAAGTTCCGCCCTGCTTCTTCTGCGCGGCAACGATAGCCTTTGCCACGTCGCCCGCCGCAATGGGGTTGTTGAACTTCGCGTCGTTTACGATGCTCTCATAGCCCGCAAGCGCCACGTCTTCAATGTCCTGAATGCGCTTGCGCTCCGCGGTGGTCGCCGCGTCCTCGATCTGACGCGTCAGGTCGGGGAAAGCCGCTTTCAGGCCGTCAACCGTAGTGATTTTTTCGATTCCGTCCATTGTGTTTCGCTCCTTTTCGGTTTTTTTGTGGTTGGTGTTATTTGAAAAACCGCCGGGCGTGCGGGCCGTCATGCGGTTTAACAACGATACAGGCATATTCGGAAAGCGCGTCAGGTCGAGGGAAACGCTGTTCACAACGACTTTCGCCGCATTTTCCACGGTCGTTTCCGCGTCCTCAAACATGAGTTTGTCGCAGAAACCCGCGTCAACGGCCTGTTTGCCGTCGTACCACGTTTCAGCCGCCATGATTGCGGCAACGTCCGCCGCGTCCTTTCCCGTTTTCAGGGTATAGGCGTTCACGATAGACTGTTTGATGACCTTTAATTCGTCGGTCATCTTCGCAAGTTCCGCTTCGTTGAAGTAGCCCAACAGCCCCAACGCCGGGTCATGCACCATAAAAACGCCGTTTCCGGGAATTTCGATGCTGTCGCCCGCCATTGCAATAATCGTCGCCGCAGACGCGGCCCAGCCGTCGATTTTCACGGTGATTTTCGCCGCGTTGTCTTTCAGGCGGGTGTAAATGGCATTTGCGGCGAACACGTCACCGCCGCCGCTGTTGATGCGTACCACGATTTCAGGCACAGCGCCCAGCGCGTCCAGTTCCTCCGTGAACTGCCGCGGGGTCACTTCATCGCCCCACCATGTTTCGGAAGCAATGTCGCCGTAAAGAATGAGTTCCGGGGGATTCTCCCCGCTTGCTGGTTGGAAGTTCCAAAAGTGTTTATTCTTCGGTTTTGCCTGCGGCGTTGCCGTTTTCTCCATTTTCTTTTACCTCCCTTAACATTTTTTCTTCGCGCTTCAACTGCGCGGCGTTTCGGTAGAAGTCCGAACCGTTCATTTCCATAGCTTCGCGGTCGCGTGTGGAAAAACCATTCTGCACACGCTTTTCCGCCGCGGTGACTTCCTGTACCGGGTTCAAAAGGCCCTGCGCCGGGCCGTTCCACTCTGCGCCCGTGTACGCCTTGCGTATCAGGGGGTCAGAGAAAAAGCCGGGTGCGGGAATGCGGCCCTTTGCCACGGCTTCGGCGAACCATTCTTCATAGACTGGTTGGCAAAAATCATTTGCAAGCCACGTCCGATACATACGGAACATTTTCCACGCTTCCAGAAGCGCCCCGCGGGACGCGCTGTAAGACGCGTTGAAGTTCTTTACCAACAGTTCATAGGGGATTTCAAGGGCCGCGCCGATCTGACGGCAGAGATA